TAGGAGGAACTTTTGTACTCAATATTTTGAATGATATTGTTTACATGCATGTTTACATGTTTTGCAGTGGATCTTTTCTTATCGATCTGGTCCACGTTTAAATCTAGCGTTCCTTATGTCTATATGGCATTTTGCACGGCGTTTTTGAGGCATTTAAGACCTCTTTTACTTGTAGTACGTATACCTTTTCGCCAAGTGATTTTCCAATATTCACTTTCTTTCCCCTTAATCTTTTATTTATAGACTCTAGTTGGGATATTACTTTTTATATCTCTTCAGTTTTTCTTTTATTATTTAATCTACAATGGAATATTAATGACCCACGTGTCTTTACAAAAACTCCAGCGTTCTGAGAGGATCAGTTACGGAGTAGCGGTACTAATTTTGTTGCGCATTTTCCCTATAATAATTCGAATACAATAGTAGAATTATTAATATCATTATGTGAGACGAAATTTAATCCGGCGGATGAATTTACATCTCGATGACGGCATTTCTTAGTAGGTGATGTCGTTCTTGTATTAATAACCCCATTTCATGGTTGAACTTTATTTATTTTAGTCGCTATGTTTAAAAACGAAAAATATATCGTAGTCTGTCGCTACGACCTTCTTTGTTGAGGTTGGCCTCGTTTTCAGGCCTGATCACTTTGTTTAATTTTTATCATGATAAGTCTTCTTTCTTCGATTAAAAACGCTAAACAACCTACTCTTTCTAAAAACCAAATTGCTTTTTATAAATCAATTTGCGATCGCCCCGAATCATTTTCCAATGGTTTGGGCAAAAATGTTAAAAGTCATGTGGTGAGGCATATGACACAAAAACAGAAAAATAAACATAAAAAGTCACATGTTAATTATAACCATGATAAACGTGTTGATAAATATTATACCCAGGGTATTTCTGATATTTTCAGTAATCTTGGTTCTGCTCATGTACCTTCTGGTATCAAATCTGATGTTGAAGATATGATGATGCCTATTTCTGAAATTAACGATTTTATTAAGTCTGACACTATGTCTAATTTGGTTAATATTGTTAATAAAATTTCTGATGAGGGTGTTCAACATGATCATAGTCATCACATTCACATTTCTGAGGAAATGTATGTTCTTATATTCATTGTTGTCTTAGTTTTAGGATCTCAATGTAATAATAAATTTATGTCTACAACCTGTGCTATTGGTTCTACTCTTTTATTACTTAAACAAGGTAATAAGTTTGGTTTAGGTCCTTTGTTTGGTTACGTCATGGATCTTGTTAAAGAATATGTATATAATAATAAAGATGACGATGATGATCGTGATCCAGATGAAGTATTTTACGAATGTCAGTCTCTCGACCCTTCTATTATTTTTAGAGGTGTCTCTTTGATTGTTGTCGGTTACTCCATCTTTAAAAATCATGGTCGTATTGGTGCCTCTAGTTTATGTAAGATTGACTCTTTTATTAAGGCCTTGCCTATTATGTCTCTGACCATGCGTCATGGAGACGATATTTTAACATATGTATTAACTTTTGTCGAGAAAATTACCAATACCATTGGTCAACTTTTTGATGAGAAATTTCATGTTAATTTTAAAGGTGAGACTTGGTATGAGTATGAAGTTATACGTAAGAAGCTTGAAGTTCTTATGGAACAGTTCGAGACTCGTGAAAATCTGGGCTCTGTCGCTAATAAAGCGAAACTTCTATTAAAAGAACTTCGTGATCTAGGTGTCCCTAAGGAATCTAAAGTTTATCCTCAATATCGTGATTTGATTAATGCTATTGGTGCATTGGTTGATGACCTTGCTCGATTTGGAGCTGTAGGAAACTGTGATCGTAAGGAACCCTTTGTTATTGTTATAGGAGGTGAACCTGGTGTTGGTAAATCTAGTGTTAAAACATCAATATTAAATATCATGGCCAAACATATATTGCCAGCTCGTGAATTCCCTGATTATGTTAAAAGTACAGGTTCATTTGTTTATGTGCCTAATCAAGCAGAAAAATTTATGTCTGGTTATTCTAATCAGACTTTTGTTGTTTGTGACGATCTAGGTTATTCTAAAACTTCTATGGAAGTTATGTTACCTCGTTTTATTACGATGGTTAACTCTACCCCATACAACGTTGAGCAAGCAGAATTGCATCGTAAAGGTGCTGTTTATTTTGATTCAGAAGTTATTTTAGCCACAACCAACATTGGTCCATGGCCTCAAATGTGTAAGGAATTACATTTTCCTGAGGCATTGTGTCGTCGTTTACATATGACCTTTTGGGTTGAAGTTAAGCCTGAGTATCGTATTGATGGTAAAGAGAAAGTTGATTTCTCTAAGGTCCCTAAAGATGCCATCGCAACATGTTCTTGGTTGAATTGGTTTAAATCCGATCCTTATACTGGTAGGAAAACTAAGCTTTGCGCCTGTGGTTATAAATGTAATCTTGAATGCAAGCCTGCCACTATGCGTGATGCCCTTTTAATGTGTGTCGATGAATATGATGCACGTACTAATCTTTATAATTCTATTAAAGCAGATAATAGCGCTATGTTAAATGAGATGTTACAACATCCTATGTTAAATACTAAGCAACTTATAGATATGTTTCATGGTTCCCTTACCCAAGGTAGATGCCTTGATTGGTGTGATCATTGTAATATTTTAAGCTCTAAAGACCTTGCTAAACTCTTTGAAAAATATTTTAATAGGGCTTGTGAGGATCCTAAGGGTGATAAATGTGAATGTGGTTACGAGAAACATGATCTTGAAACTTTTGAAGCTGCTTCCAAACATATAGATTTAGAATTCAAAGAACATGGAATGAAATCGATGCATATACTTAAATATCAGAAGATGAAGAAATGTTATATTGCACAAAATGGTGCTCATAGATGTGATTTTTCAATTTGTGAGTATTTATTAACACGTATGGATGCACGTCTCTTAGAGGAGAAACAAACTTATAGGTATTTCTTCAATTGTTTGACTCGTAAACTTGAATTTGTTTATGATGATACCATTAAGACCTTTAAGAAGGCTGGACCTTATCTAAGAACTATTAAATTCTTCGTTAAGAAGTATTTTCTCCAACCTTTTATTGATGTTTGGAATAACCCTATATTCCAATTTTGTTTCTTACCTTGTGTTGCATTAACCATTTTACCTATCCTCCTTAATTTTACAGGTAGGAAAGTGGGTGAGTATTTTGCTCCTAAGCGTGTGCCTAAGCAACGTTGTAATGATGGAGTTAAATATATTTCTAACACTCAAGGTGCCGATCCAAATGGTGTTAAACTTATGAAGAGTGTTGTGCATAGCAATGTTATGCAGGTGTATATAGATAATTGTTATTTCTTTACTGTTTTGGGTCTTGGTGGATCCGTGATTGCTCTTAACGAGCATCTTGCTGAGAAAATTAGAAACTGGGACACCACTGAAATAGAATTTAGACGTTTTGGTAAGAAGAATAATCAATGGTCTGCTAAATATAAACTTTCTACTATTGATTTTGATGATATGTATTACTTTGAAGATAATGATCTTGTTGCTATTAATATACCTGGTCTTGAATGTCATTCATTGGAAGTTTACGCCAATAATGAAATACTTTCTGGCCGTAATACGTATGATATTGGTGTCGCTTGGTTCAATCCAGACACTGAATATCCTGAATACAATATACGTATCGGTGCAATGAAACAACCTTTGACTGTGCGTGCACATGATAAGGCTTTGGATAAGTATTATGTTACATGCAATTCTATTACATATAAAATACCCACTGAAGCCGGTTTATGTGGTGCCCCTGTTTTTATGATGGACGCTACTAAGACTAAGAAATTTGTTGGTATACATTGTGCCGGCGATGGTATTGTTGGCAATGCATGTCGTGTTACACAGACTATGATCGCTGATTGCTTCTCTTTCTTTAAAGATAGAGCTTTTGTCGTTCAAGACAATGTTATAACAATGTCAAAAGAGAATGTTTTCTATGGTGAACAACCTGTTAAGGCTATTGATGACTGTCAAGTCATTGGTAGAGTTAATAATACTGTTGCCACATTGAAATCTGAGATTTGTAAGAGTCCTTTATATAATAGGATTCCAGGCTTTGCTCCCAATAAGATGCCTGCTATCTTGGTGCCTCAACGTGTTGACGGTAAAATTATTTGCCCTATTGAGAAGAATCTCGCAGCCTATGCGCGGGGATTCATACAACCTGATTTGGATGTTTTAAGTGGAGTTACAACCGCTTATATAACTCATCTCAGACGGAATACTCAAGAACCTAAAGAAATCCGTTTTATGACTTTTGAAGAATCTGTTATGGGTTGTCCTGAACTCAAATATTTTAGATCTATCAAGCGTGGAACGTCTGCTGGTTATCCTGATAAGCTTTATCTTGGTAACAAGAAACGTGATGCATTTGGTGGTGATACGGAATTTTTGTTCGATACTAAGGAAGCTCTAATCGAGAGAAAGGCTTTTGATGAAGCAATGCTTGCTCTCGAAGATGGTCCTATAGAAATGATAGCCAATATTTTCCCCAAAGATGAATTAAGGCCTAAAGCCAAAGCTAAGGCTCTTAAAACACGTATTATTGCAGGTTTTTCTTGCCATGCTACCTTGGTTATAAGGTCTATTTTTGGAAGTTTTATAGATTGGTTTAGTAATGAAGAGAATCGTATAGAAAATGGTTCGGCATTAGGTGCTAATGTTGCATCTTATGACTGGACTAAAATTGCTCAAAAACATGGTTATGGCGATCCAAACCGTGATGTTAAAGCTGGGGATCATGGAAGTTTCGATAAGAATCTTAATCCCTTCTTTATGGAAGTACCTTTTAAAGTGTGGATGGAATTTTTTGGAGTCCATATGACCGAAAAAGAACGTACCATCGCACGCAACTGTTGGAAATCTCTTATGGCTGTAAAGGTTGTTTGTAAAGACAATCTTATAGCTTGGGGAAATTCCAATCCTAGTGGCAACCCCTTAACCACTCCAATTAATACTATTTGTAATATTGTCATTTTAATGTACTCTATTACAAAGGTGTTGATTCCTGGTCAACGTTGTCCTGTATATATTATTAAATTTTGGGATAAGTTAGGAAATTCTATTACTATCACTTGTTATGGTGATGATAATATTTGGTCGTATGATAAATTATGTCCTATACTAATGGAATTACCTGCTTTGACCTATGAAAATGTTTCGAATGAGATGGCCAAAATTGGCTTTGTATATACTGATGAAATGAAATCTGAAACTTTTGATGAAAGTTCTCGTACTATCTTCAATGTTACCTTTCTTAAACGTACTTTTATGAAGGAGAAAGGTACGCCTAATTTATTAGCGCCCCTTGATCTTGAAACTATTGTGCAAAATATACAGTGGAAGAAGAAGTACGACACTAATGATGAACTTTTTAGAATTAAATTTGAAGGTTTCTTAGGTGAACTATCTGTACACGACAAGGAGACTTATGATACTTATCTTAAGTTACTCCTTGATGCGTGGGATTCAGCTTTCCCGGACTGCAAGTTCTTGCGTAATGTGACGCAAGCGGAACGTAGAGTGCTATGGTCTAAGGTCATAGCGGATCTATAAGGGATAACTCCTCCATTCGGTTCTTAGTGGATAGGAGGTAAAATAAAGGCGGCTGAAATACTGTCTGGCTGTGCCTAGAAAGCCACTGAAACAGCCTTAAATCTAAGATAAGCGTAATTATGGGTGAGTTGCCGTATTACGTCGAAAATTAATTAACTTACTAAAATATCTCTTAAAAAGTGTAGTGTACACAACAAAAACACATGTTACTGTTTGAATTTTATTTTGTATTTTTATAGAAGGTGTCAGAACTATGAACATTATCAAATTTTTGTTCGTTTTCTGGCATATGTTCCTAGACATAGACAAATAGAGTTTTTGAATTATATAGATTTGCATCAGAGGTATCCTCTGTTCAAAGTAGATGAAGAAATAGAACCTTTAGTGTTAACTCAGTCACTAGAGCAACCACTTTCCTCCACAAATATGGATACAGCGGATCCAGGAGAGCAAGTATCAACTTTTGAGAATTCATATACCGATGAATACATGACTGATATGGTTGAAGATAAATTTGCACAGGTTGCACGTTATTTAGCTAAACCTTTCAGGATTACTACTGTATCATTTGCAGCTACTAATGCTATAAGTGATACTCTTTGGTCTATGACTGATACTTGGGCTATTCCATCCCTTGTACCTGCTTGGTTGGATAAACTTCGTGGTTTTCAAGGTCTTAAGGCCACTCTTTGTCTTAAGGTCGTTGTTACCGCAAATGCGTTTAGTGCAGGTAAATTGCGCTTAATGTATTATCCAGCAGGAGATGATAATTTGAGGAAAACAACTATTCACACTGTTCATAGAATTTCTTATAGCCAGTTGCCTGGAGTAGATATTAATCTACAAGATCCAATTGGTGTTCTTAAGATCCCTTACAAGACTCCTTTTCAGTATTATAATATGACTGAAAATGCTCCTTCTTGGGGAAGTGTTTATCTTAAGGTTCTTGCACCTTATAGAACTGGACCTGATAATCAGACTTCCGTTCAGTGTGTAGTTTGGGCATGGTTAGAAGATGTGACTCTGTATGGACAGACACATCCTGGGATTGTTACACAGTCTCTTGATCAACCCCTTAAACCTACTGACTCTAATAAAGAATCTAAACCAATATCTGGTTTCTTTGCTAATTCTTCTAAGGCTCTGGTTAGTCTTAGTGGGATTCCCATTTTGAGATCATATTTGGCAACTCCTATTTGGGCCTTAAATGCTTTAAGTGGAATAGCCTGTTCCTTAGGTTATTCTAAACCATATAAAGCAATGATTGTGGGTCGCAATGCCATTGGTTCTTTATTTAATATGGCTAATTCTGATGGTGAAAGAGCGGGCAATCCCTTATCTTTACTATCTGATGCCTCATTGGCTCCCATCTGTGATTTATCACGTGATGGTGAAGATGAAGCTAGTATTAACTATATTAAAACGCGTGAATGTTATTTCGATAGTTTCACTATCACTACAGCTACGGCTGTTGGTGCTAATTTATATTCGAGATTTCCTTCACCCTTAGAGTCAACTTTTCAGGTTTCACCAACAGAAAATTACTATTCTCCTATTGGATATTTGGGTCGTCTTTTTAAACTCTGGCGTGGTTCTATAACCTATAGATATGAGTTTATTAAGACTCCACTCCATAAGGGTGAAGTAATAATCTGTTTTCAAGCTGGTCCCTCAGTTGCTCCAACAATTGATACTTCTACTTACCTTTATCGTGAGGTCGTTGATCTTGCAGAGGTAGATAGTATTGAGTTTACTGTACCTTGGGTTAATGCTTGGGAGTTTCTTGATTCTAATATACCATCTGGTCGATTGGATGTGCTTTTGGTTAATCCATTGCAAGCACCTGAGACTGTTGCGACTACTATTGATGTACTCGTTTATGTCAAAGGACATGAGAGTTTACAATTTGCAGTACCCGGTGTACCGTATAATATGTCTCCTTATGTCACTCAATCTCTAGATGCCCCACAATCCAAACTTAGACATAAAAACGTTGGTTTTATTGGCAATGCTAATGGTAATTCTATGGGTATTGGCTATAATGTAAGATGTAATTCTGAAATTGTAACCTCTTTACTCCAGATAGCTAAGAGGCATGCTGTCTTTGATAACTTTGTTTTAACACCATTACTTAACTTTTGGAAACTCAATCCTTATACTTTACCTTGTACGAGGGTTGGTTCTCAGAATGGTTTTAGTTTTGTGTTATCAACTCTAGCAGCCCCTTTTGCTTTCATTAGAGGAGGCATAGAAACTAACATAACTACTAACTTGGTTGGAGCATTCTCCCAAGTAGTACGTTATCAAAACGATACCTCCACTTACATGACTTATCTGGCCTCACCTGGAACAGATAATAATGCAGTAACCATTGCTAATAATATAAATGGTGGTGTTCTTGTGGAGACACCATATTACGGTAAATCTCGAGCAGTTCCTGTTCGTTATACCAGCGATCCACTCGCAGAAGCTCCGAATTTCGATATACCGAAAGGTAGTATTGTTTTCGACTTCAACACAACAACTTCAGTCATATCTAGAGCGGTTGCAGACGATTTTCAATTTTTGTTTTTCGTAGGCATTCCGCGTATGGCTGGATCTTTTTGATTTAAGTAGATTGAGCTTTAAGTCCCCCTATAGTTGGGGTCCTTATTGTTCTTTAAGTTTATGTATATCGACCACCGATTGAAAGGTGGCTAAAAATAAAACTGCCCGCAAGGCGGAATCCAATACTTATGGTTTTATTGACTTTGATAGTCTTTTCCCATTAGTCCTGGA